ATAATTTGTTTTCAAATGATTTCTAATACCAGACATTTGTTGCTGATACTGCTGTTTCTGTGCTTCTGCACGCATTATGTTCTGTCGCTCTTCCTCTATCTTACCTCTCTCTTCCTCTACTAATGCAGTATTAAACTCATTATGTAGTCGGTTGTAATCATCCATATCGTCTCTCCAACTGTCTACATCGTCTAAATACTGAGCAGATTCTGATGATGGGTCAGAAAAGGCTTCTTCCCTAGAAAAACTCCTAGGTTTTTGCGGTTTACCCGGGGGCGGTGGAAAACTTAAATCCTGCTCCGGTTCCTGAACTGTCTGTTGTACTGCTTGAGGTTGAACTTGTTGAGATTCAAGTGCCTGAAGACGAGCTTCAAGTGCTTGTTTCTCATTACGAGCTTTATCAGCCTCACTTTGCCAGTATTGATAACGCTTTTCGTCGTTATCTTGAGGAGCTTGAGTTTCTTGCTGAGGAGGGGAACCTTGCTCAGGTACCGCACCTGCGACCTCTTCAAAAGGGTCGGGTTCGGGCTGTTCTTGTTCGACTCCGTTCACACGAAAAAAGTCCTCTAACGGATTCGCTCCGTCGGGCGTTGTCGTCTCATTGGCTTCTCCAATGCCCGAATCGTGCTCCTGAGGTGCGACGAATGCCGCATCAACTTGTTCAGGATTAGTCGGGGTAACTGTAGTATTCTCCATTTGAGTTCCTTGTTATTTTCCTGCCGTATTCTTGGCTACGGGTGAGGATGCTTTTTGTTTGGCTTCCTTGTTCGCTTCACGAACACCGGCTTTAGCCTGTCCAAGTACATCATCAAGGCGTTTCTCGAAGATTTTGCCAGAGGCTTTGCCTTGGGTCGAAACTCTATCGAGGTCTGCTTTGAATTTTTCTAATTCAGCTTTTTGCTTCAAGTGATAGTTTTCACGTTCTCTTGTCTGCAAGTCGCCTTCTAATTCTTTTACTTTTTCTTCAAGTGTGTTAATTGCGTTTTGAAGTTGTCCCACTTCATCTGTTCTTTCAATAATGCCCTCCATATCGAAGACTTCTGTTTTCTTAAGAACTTCTTTTTTGTCAATAATTCCTTTTTCATACGCATCCATATACATTTCAAGCTGTGCATAACGATTAGTTGGTAGCGTAGAGCCTGTAACAACGACAACGTCAAAAGCTCCTCTAGAGATATCATTTATAACCTGCACTTCTCCTGTTTTATCATCGTACAACTTTTTATTCACAGCTATCTCTGTTTGGCTATTATTAGGCTGTACTATTCTTATTACCTTTTCAGCCCTATAAAGTTGTTGCATTAAAGGTATAGCCACCTTTGCTATCCTCACAAGTGCAGTTTCGACATCTTGGAGCTTAGACTTTATCTTTCTCTGACCAAATTCATCAAGCGATACTGTGGCTTTATAAGTATGTGGAGCCGCTTCTGAGTTACCCTGCATTAACTCGTATAATCCTAACTGATGGTCTATATCTTGTTTAGCAACTTGCTCATTCTGATATAGTGTGTTAGGGAGGGGGGTGGGCTGAACTGGTTGAGGAGCACCATTGTCCATATCTACTTCTATCGCTACTCCCGGTTGAGCCCACCTTTGTTCGAAGTCTTGCATATCCACTGAGCCACTAGGTATTAAAATCTTTGTATTCGTACTTGTTGTTGCGTGTGCAATAATAAGAGACCGTGTCTTGTTTATATATTCTTGTAAATCTTTTACCATACGAACATCGCTTACTGGGTAGGGAGTCCTATTATGAATATTCATAAACAGAACGATGGGATAATGCTCTATAGGTAAGATTCTAGAGTATAGATACTGGTCGCCTATCACAACACACATCTTTATACGCTGAACAGGCACCGACACGGTCTCAATTAATTTTCTTTCAATCAAATCTTGATAGGTTAGTTCATCAACAACTGGCATTTCAGGTGGGTCCATCTCATTCTGCATTGCCTGCATCTTAGCTTGTTCGTATTGCTGAAGAAGTTGGTCAATAATTGCCTTAGCTTTTTGCTCATCTAGTATTATTTCACCATTAACCTCTATTGCCCTACGCTGTAGGTATTCTTCCATATCCTCTTCTAGAAGGACTTCCTCAGTTTTATTAATGTTATTCTTTATATGATATCTCTTAACCCAAACCTTATAGTATCTTTCATAACCTCTAACATACTCATTGTCCTTACCAAAGGTAGCCTGAGTCTTAGTAGCAGTATCTTCTGGAAATACTATCCCTTTTTCATCAACCCTTTGAGTTGTTGGTCTATCTGTAAACATATCAGATGAAGACTTCCTAACTTTATCCTTATACATTGGATACATAGCTTCACATTGCTCTTTGGTGAACAATCTTGATATTATAATATTTTCTGCATCATCACCTAATCTATCTCTAGAGTTAGGGTCTATATAAACATCTAATGGGTCTATATCACGAACGCATATTTCTCCACGCCCATAATCTCTCAAGGGGTCAATATATACACACATAGCACCTAATCCCATTGTGTAGTAGTCGTCGATGACGTTTCTGAGTGCTTGAGTCCCGTCTGAGATGTACCACATATATTCGAGTAATCCATTGAAGACTTGTGCTACCTTATTATCTGAATCTTCCCTCGGTGATACTCTGAACTGTGGTCTGCCTGAAGTAAGCAAAGCCTTTGCGGCTTCAACTGCTGGATGGATACGGTTAACTACGAGTGGTGCTTGACCCCTCTCAAGAAGAATACGGGTTTGTTCCTGAGACCACTGTCTTCCTAAACGAAATTCAGCGTCTTCCTGAGCTTGTTGAGCCCATAATTCTCTTTTATTAGAATAGGTTTTAAAGAGAGAATGTGTTTCCTCTACAATATTACCTGATACTTCTGATTCTTTTTCTACGTAAGCCATCCCAGTTAAAGTTATACTTTACATTGTCAACCAGTCAAGTACTTTATTCTTTTTTCCATATTCATCTGCAGGTACAAATTCCTTACGCCTACACTTCTTAACTCCGTCCACTGCATAATAGATTGCATCCAGAATATCATCGTGTTTTCCTCTCGGATATGATAAAAATTCTTGTTGTGCGTGTATATCCTCTGGACGAAAGAAAAACTCACCTCTAGCAAGTGGGGCTACCAAGGACAACAATCTCTCGGACTTTCTCTGTCTTGGTTTTATGCCCTTTTCCAATCCGGGTATATAAAGGGACTGGTCCAGCATCTGTTTTCTTACGTTTGCCCTCAGTGCCTCTTGATAGCCCACAGTCTCTATTTTCATTCTTTTCGGGTGATATTTCTTATAAATCTCGATAATTTTATCTGGCTGGATTGCAGGGTCAATTTTATCACGGAAAATGTCCACAATGTAAAAATTGCCATCCCCGTCAACAGCGATAGTAGCAACAACAAAAAAGTCGCTACGAATAGATAAGCTACTAGCAGGGTCAATGCCGCAGAAGATGTCAACCGGCTTTTTAACCAACTCTCCATCTCGTTTCCGAACGAGGAGATTTTGTCCATCAAGGTGCTTATATGTGTAGTGATGTAATTTAATATATTCTGGTTTAAAGGGGGCATTGTCTGGTGATTGTGCTTCATTCATATACTCCTGATAGAATCCATTAAGGTTGCCTACAGATTCAAATTCTGTTTTTATCTGCAATATTCTTTCTTTAGGAAATCTTTCTTCCCAAATACTCTTGCCATCTTCATCATATATGGCATACCATAGTGTTTCCCAAGCTGGTGATTCTTTAGCCCAGTATAGAAAACAATCTTCTGAGATAACAGTCCCTATCATTACGATTCTTCCATCATCTGATAAAGAAGGTATAACAGCTTCTGTTATCCACTTTCTGTTCTTTGCTCTGGCTTCTGGTGTAGCCGCATTTAATTCTGACTCATAATCATCTACAATAATGAGATTAGGACGAGTATCACCTTCAATAAACCCCCGAACACGCTGACCAGTACCAACAGCAATGATACGAGCTCCATTAGAGAGTACGATGTCATTGTTCGTCCACCTTTTCGCTGTTTCGACTCCATAATTACCAAACATCTCCTTAAAGTTTTTACTATTGTTTAGATGATGCTTTATCCTTGATAAAAAGTTGATACTCTGAGATTGTGACTCTGAGATAATAACTATAAACAAATCTTTGTCGGACGGCTTAAAAGCGATTCTATGAAGGGGTAGAATCAAGGAGGTCACTGTACTTTTAGCAGTTCCACGAGGAGCCGCTATCAATACACGCTTTTGTGAGTCGTCCGACAAATTTCTATATATTTCGTGGTGAAACGGGGGGACATCCTTATTCAAGGCTGTCGGGAACATTGTTTTCCCAAAGAGACCTATATTACTCTTTAGCTTCTTTAGTGCTTGTTCTTGTGCGTATCTACTCTCGTAGTCATCTACTATCTTTAAAGATGTGTCCATATCTACCATATGTATCCCAATAACCCGATTCCCATAGTCTACTATTTAGTAAAACTAATCCTAAAACTATTAACATTAAAAATTCAATCATTATTGCCTCCTAATTGATTTGTTTCAATTCTATGTAGTCTGAATATAACACTTATCCATAGTATGGTTTGTAAGAAAATGTATAACTCCCATCCCGGAAAGTTAGCCGCTTCCAACATTGATATGTAATAAAACCATAAATTATCCATCTTTGACCTCCTTGGTCTCTTTTTCTATTGGAATCTCTGCCTTCCTAGAGAGTTCCAGTTTGTCTTCTTGTGCATTGATATTGTCTATTAACTTACGAGTCTGTGTTGCTTCTAATTTCTCAGTAACAGTTACAGTCTCCTTATCCTTCATTCCGTGTATCTCCATCCCATCATTAACAAAACCACGTATTCCATTAACATCTTCTTTCTTTAAGGCAATTTCAACACCTTTCTTCATTAAGTCTATAAAATAATCAGCATCCATCATATTCGTAGCTAATAACTTTTGTGCTTCATCTCTTTTCATACTTTTAAAAACCTCCGTACGCATATGGCGTCTTAATTTCCTTCTCTTACTAGCACTAACACTACCGAATACTTGGTCAATGGCAACATCTCTATCCTCAGTCATAGCCGCCCACATAGCCAATGCTTGATATGGCTCAGACTTTGTCTTTA